GTATTAACAACATCAACAAGTTCACAGAGTATAAATGTAATTACTAGAGGTAATTCAGCACCTACGGTGTTACTATTAACAGATGAAGAAACGAATACAACAGAAAGTATTACAATAGAAAGCTATACAAGTGGCGATTATTACGATACTTTAACTGCTACATTCAATTTAAAAGAGGGTAGGTTTTACACGTTAAAGTTACAGAATTATGATAATGATGACTACTTACAAGCAAATGATTTTAGCTTTATTCTAACTAGCCAAAACGATAAACTAGAGATTAACGGATATACAGGTACAACTGAATTATTACATTATGCTAAGGTGTTCTGTACAGACCAAACAGGAGAGTATTCAGTTAATGATGGTGTATATCAACAAAAAAATAGTACAAACGACTTTATTTACTTATAATGGATAATTTAAAGATTTTCAATCTAGCAGAGCATAAAAGACCTGAAATAATTGAGGACAAAAGAAAAGATTGGGTAACGTGGGGAGATGAAAACAGTTACTTTAGTTACTTAATGGATAGGTATAAAAACAGTGCTACAAACAACAGTATTATTAACTCTATTGTTAGATTAATGTACGGTAAAGGTTTGAGTGCTAAAGATGCACAAAGAAAGACGAACGAATACGCTAGTTTAATGTCTATATTTGGTAAAAAGGATGTTAAACAATTATGTTTAGATTTAAAGCTATTTGGTAAATGTGCTATTCAAGTACATTATTCTAAAGATAGAAAGTTAGTTAAAAAAGCTTATCATATTCCAGTTAATTTATTAGCACCTGAAAAGTGTAATGAAGATGGAGATGTAGAAGCATATTACTTTAGTGATAATTGGAACGATGTAAGGAATTACGAACCTAAAAGAATACCTGCATTTGGTACTTCAAATGAAAGTGTTGAGGTGTTGTATATACAGCCTTATTCGGCGGGAATGAAATACTTTGCTCATGTAGATTATCAAGGTGGAGTTGATTACACGTTACTAGAAGAAGAGATATCTGATTATCTAATTAACGAGGTTCAAAATGGATTTTCAGGTACTAAGGTTATTAATCTCAATAGTGGAGTACCTACTGAAGAGCAACAAAGTTTTATAAATGCTAAAATCAAACAAACTTTAACAGGTTCAAAAGGACAAAAGGTAATAGTTTCATTTAATGACAATAAAGATACAGCTATTACAGTTGATGATATTCCTTTAAATGATGCACCTGAACACTATCAGTATTTAAGTGAAGAATGTATGCGTAAAATTATGTTATCACATTCGGTAACAAGTCCACTTATTTTTGGTATTGCTACTTCTACAGGATTCAGTTCAAATGCTGATGAGTTAGAAAACTCTTTTAACTTGTTTGATAATATGGTAATTAAGCCATTTCAGAACTTACTATTAGATGCGTTTGATAGTGTTTTGGAATATAACGGTATTTCGTTAGACTTATACTTCCCTACTTTAAATCCATTCATTAACACAGCGTCTGAATTAGAGGGAGATACTACTAAAACATTGGCAAACTTAAACAGCTTATCTCCTTTAGTAGCTAACAAGGTGTTAGAATCTATGACACAAGAAGAAATCAGAAACTTAATAGGATTAAAATCTGTTTCTAAATTATCTAAAGATTTCAACTTAGAAGATTACTTGAACGAGATAGGGGAGGATATTCCTGATGGCTACATAGTAATAGATGAAAGAGATGTTGAAGAGGTAGAAGATGAAGATGTGTTAAATGCTTATCTAGAAGAATTAGAAGCTGAATTAACTAAAGAAGAACCTACTTTGATGAGTAAAGTTTGGAACTTTGTAAGCACAGGTACAGCAAGACCAACAGCAAGGAGTAAACAAGATAAACAAGTAAAAGATAAATTCTTTAAAGTAAGGTATAAATACACTGGAAATAAAACACCTGAAAGAGCATTCTGCAAGGCTATGATGAATGCAGGTAAATTATACCGTAAAGAAGATATTGATAGACTTTCTTCTATGAATCCTAACAAAGGAATGGGAGAAGGGGGTTCTGATTTTGTAGATTTGTTTCTTTATAAAGGAGGTCCTCGATGTCATCATAAATGGCAAAGAGTTACAATGATGGTCGACCTAAACGAGGATGACCCACAATGGAAAAAGATAGGAACTAGAGCAGCAGAGATTAAAGGTTTTAAGGTTACTAATCCGTTTGAGGTATCTGTTTATCCTAACAACTTACCTTTAAAAGGTTTTAGTCCAAATAACAAGAATTTACCAAAAGACGTTAAATAATGGCAGAAGTATTATTAATAGAAAGAGCAGACATTGTTAAGTATACACCACTAGATGGGAATACTGATACTGATAAATTTATTCAGTTTATTAAGATTGCTCAAGATATACACATACAAAACTACTTAGGTACTGATTTACTTAATAGGTTAAAATCAGACATTGAAGCAGGTACATTGTCAGGTGTTTATTTAGACTTATTAAATAACTATGTTCGACAAATGCTTATTCATTGGGCAATGGTTGAATATTTGCCTTTTAGTGCTTATACAGTAGCTAACAAAGGAGTATTTAAGCATACAGCAGAAAGTAGTGAAACGGTACAAAAGAATGAAGTAGACTTTTTAATTGAAAAGCAAAGAATTACAGCAGAAAACTACAGTCAAAGATTTGTAGATTATATGAGTTTTAACTCAAGTTCTTTCCCTGAATATCACACTAATTCAGGTCCAGACGTTTATCCAATTAGTAACACAAATATAGGAGGTTGGTATTTATGAGAGATAGGTATAAAATGAAGGCTAAAGACGTTAAAAAATTGCAGGAGTATGCGATTAAGTTAATGCAACAAAAAGATAATAAAAAGGTTAATTAAATATGTGGGGAGAAGCAGTATATAATCTAATTGGATTTGGTAAACAGTCAGATGATGGCGATAATATAGTAGATGAAAATAGTGGATTCCTACTATTAGATGAAGCAGATGGTACTGCAATAACAGAAGATTTAAGTTTAAACTGGGGAGGTTTCGGTTTAGCTTATGATAATTCATGGTTTGGACAAACAAAATACGAAAGATAAAAAATGGCAACAAAGAAAATAAGTCAATTAACAGCAAAAGCAGCTAATTTAGAAGCTAACGATTTACTAATAGTATCTGATTATAATGGTAGTTCATACGATTCAAAGTATGTAACAGGTGCTGAAGTTATGCAGGAGGTTATTCAAGTAGCTGTATCAGATGAAACAACAGCATTAACAACAGGAACAGCAAAGCTAACATTTAGAATGCCTTTCGCTATGACAGTAACAGAGGTTAGAGCATCATTAAGCACAGCAGGTACAACTTCAGGAACTACAACAATAGATATTAATGAGGGTGGTGTTTCTATCTTATCTACATTATTAACTATTGATGCTACAGAAAAAACAAGTACAACAGCAGCAACAGCAGCAGTTATTAGTGATTCAGCATTAGCAGATGATGCAGAAATAACTATTGATATTGATGCTATTAGTGGTGGTGCAACAGAGGCAGGTTTAAAAGTTACATTAATAGGAAATAGAGCATAATATGTTTTTAATCAATCCTTATATATTACAAGCAAGTGGCAATCCTTTGTGGAATGACCTGTTAGCTTATTATACAGCTGATAATACACCTAATGATGCTTTAGGCACTTATGACTTAACTTTATATAATGGTGCTACTTACACAACTGGAGTCATTAATAATGGATTTTCTTTTGATGGTGTAAACGATTATGCAGAAACAACAGCTACAAGAATAGGGCATGGTAATAGTGATTCTTTTACTATTAGTTGTTGGATTAATGGAACTATCTTAAATAGAGGTTTTGTTGTTGATGGCGACACGACAGATGGTGCTACTTTAGGTACTTGGAATAGTGGTTCAGGTCGTAAAATTTCACTTTTGAAAGGTCAAGGTGCTGCACAATGTTTTGGAAATACTACTTTAAGTGATTCTACATTATATCATTTAGTTGCAGTTCACACACCTTATGACGGTGTTTCTGCAAACGTTCAATTTTATGTAAATGGAAGTGCTGATGGTAGTGCTATTTTTGATATAGGAACTCCAAGTGTAGCTACTGTTAAACAGATAGGAACAAAATCAGATACAACAACATTTTACACAGGCATGATTGATGAGGTTGGAATTTGGAGTAGGGACTTATCATCATCAGAAGTTACAGAATTATACAATTCAGGTGCAGGATTACAATACACATGATAAATAAATAAAAATGGGGTACGACATTAGACCAATAGCAGAAATAGATACATTTGATTACACACAATGTACAGGATTACAAAACGCAGATACAGTGAGACGTTCAATAGATGGGCAATTCTTTATAGTTGAAGGAGATTCTATTACAACTTACACTAGAGAAGAAATGTTAGTTATTTGCGAGGGTGCTAACTGGACATCAGAAGAATTAGTATAGAATGGAAACTTACCAATACATAGTAACATCATTATTAGGTATAGTTGGGTACTTCCTTAGAGATGTTTATACTAGATACAAGTCTTTAGAGAAAGAACACTGGAAGCTATCCGATAGAACTATGAAACTAGAAGGTAAGATAGAAAACCTAAATGAAAAGATGCCTTCAGAGATAGAGAATTTAGAACGTATCATGGATTTAAAATTCGAACAATTTAATAAACAGTTTGAAGAACTATCTAGAGCAATCAGACACGCTGAAAGAACTATGAAAGCTAATGCAGAGGCATTTGTTCAACTATTCAAAGATATTAAGAAGTGAAACGTATCTTAAAAAAGTTAGTTCAAGATACTTTGATGAAGTTAGAGAATGACAAACTACGTTATTCTCGTACATCTTTGACAATGTTTAGTGCATGGTTGTTGGTAGTGTATATGATTATTTACGACTTATACAAAGAAGGATTCAGATATGATGTGTTTGTTACTATGGTAGGGGTTGCATTAGGTACTAAAGTAACTGATTCGATAAGTGAAAAGTTAAAAAAATGAAGTTAGAAAAGATTTTGATAGGTGTATTGTTGTTAGTTGTAGCATGGTTAATACTACATAAACAGCCTACTTTACCAACTGAAGTAAGATATATAACTAAGTTAGAAAAAAGATTAGATACACTATATAGAGATACTATTGTGTTTAAGACTAAAATAAGACGTTTTAAGGACACTATTTTAATTTATAGAGATAGTGTAATAGTAGCTAAAGAAAACAACGATACAGTTAAAATTATAGCTTTTCAAGATTCAGTAATACAACAACAAGATTATACCATTAAATGGCAAGATACCTTAATAGGACAATTAGATACTATTATAGACGTTCAGAACAAAGTAAACGATAAGTTGAAAGATAGTATAGTAGATTTGAATAAAGACGTTCAGAAGCGAAAAAAACGCAGTAAAATAGCACACTTAATAAGTGTTGGTGTATTAACATTATTTGTAGTTAAATGAAAATATCAGAAGAGGGTAAAGATTTAATAAAATTATTTGAGGGGTGTAGGTTAAATGCTTACAAGTGTTCAGCAGGTGTACCTACTATTGGATTTGGAAATACATATTACCCAAATGGAGATAAGGTTAAAATGGGTGACACTATAACACTAGAAGAAGCTAGAGATTTATTTGATGACCTTATTGTAAGATATGAAAGGATAGTTAATAGTAAGTTAAAAGTTGATGTTAAGCAAAATGAATTTGATGCTTTAGTATCTCACACTTATAACACTGGAGGTAGTACAACTTTGTTTAAGTTGGTTAATATGGAAGCCAATAAAGACAAAATTAAGAACTGGTTTTTAACAAAGTACATTACCGCTAACGGAAAAGTTTTACAAGGTTTAAAAAATAGACGTTTAAAAGAGTGGGAGTTATACAATAAATAACTATCTTTATAGTGATTTAATACACATTTCATACACATAATTTGTTTTTGACCCTTACTAGTAAAAATAGTAAGGGTTTTTTTATGCTCAAAATCAAGCAGTTATAAATTATTTTAAAATATTTTTAATTATTATTGTTATTATTATAATTATTATATATATATTTGTCCTATACAAACAAACAAAAATTATGGAAAATTTAACAATTGAACAAAAAGAACAAGCATTAAGAGATATTAATTTTTTCGTAGGTGGTTTAACTGACGAGGGTATTGAATATTATTATGATAAGTTAATGGCATAATATAAAAACAAATAAAAACAAATAGATATGTTAGTGATTAAAGACAAAATGTTAGCGAGTAGTTACGACTACTTTACAAGAAACGGAAAAGGTAGTTTTAATTTTGATTTATACGCAAGATTATTGACTGCTAAAGGTATTGACCCAACAGATAAGATTGAGTACATTAAACGAGCTAAAAACATCAAAAAATGAAAGATTTAATTAAGACAGTGCAGCAAGGTTTACAAAAAGACTTGTTAAGAGCAAAAGAAATGATTAACAATGAAGAGAACGATTATGTAGTTAGTCAACATCTGATGGAATCATTAGAGATAGTAAATAAACAATTAGTATTATTAACGTACGAGCCACAAATAGATAAAAAATAAGATTATGGATAAGTTATGGGTTTACAATGGTGTTGCATACCATTCAAGAGATTTAGCAATATTACA